CCTAAAAAACCTTCTGCTTGTTTCTGTAATTCCTCTTCGTTCATTCATTACTTCATTAACTTATAAATTTTTACACATATATATACGAATGTTGCCAGCCCTACTAAAACTCTAACCAACATAGGCAACCATTCCATCCAAGTAACAACAATCCCACCTGCACCTGCTGTTACTGTTCTCAAGCTATCTATCATAAACACTCTCCGAAAATCTTGGAGGCGTTGTGCAATCTCTATCTTCCGTATAATAAGGAGAGGTAAAACTTGAGGATGTATTATACGACCACCTTGAATATGGTTTCAGTTTTCTTGCTTTTTTTGGCTGATTTTGCATTGTACGCCTCCAAAGTTTTATCAATGTTATAACCCTTACAATCTACGTTTTGCAAGTCTATTTTAATTCCATCTCGATTTCCATTATCATAGAACACATAAGCGTTCTGACTTGCTCTTCCACCGAGATTTAAAGCTTTTTCAGAGTAGTCATTGGCTCCCACCATACTTGAACTTCTGCCAAAACAATCTCCTACTCTAGCTGAATGAACGTGACCAAATATAACATAGTCTATTTTGACTCCTTTCATAGAGTATCTACCACATATTTGGTTAATAGACTTTTCTACGCCTGCACTTATTGCTCCGTGTCCGTGAAGCATTAAAAGGTTTTGTCCTGCTACATTTATGACAATTTCAGATGGATCGCCATCTATAAAATGTACCTTTGATTCTTTAAATAGGTACTTTAGACAATTAAATATAGTATAATCATAATTATCTGTAGCTACTGAATTTGACCAACCTAACTCTTTATTGGCACGCCCTTCATTCCCTACTACATTAGCCACACTTACATTAAAGCGTTTATTTAGGTCTAATATAACTTGCTGCATTATATCAACTGCTAAAAAGGTTGCTTTAGCCCTATTTGAAGCCTGATTAAGTAATTCATCCAGCCTTCGGTCACTATTCATTAGATCTCCAGTTAAAGCAACCACAACTTGGCTAACTCCATTAATTTTGAAATAAGCCGATGCCTTGTCTACAAAGTATTGGCATCGTTGCGAGGCAACTTTAAAGTCATATTTATTGTTCTGAAGTTCAACTAATTCATTAAAGTGAACATCACTAAATTGGATGACCCCAACCGCCCTTTTACTAATCTTATGACTTTTAGTGAGCTTATGTAGTCTATTCTTTTCAAAAAGCTTTTTTAATTCTTTGCTGTATTCTTCTACAGCGTTTTCAATTCTTGCGTGTTCCCTAAAGCCCTTTCTTTCTATTCTTGTAACATCTTGAGCTTTCTGCTTCTCTTTTCTGTATCTTACGTTCTCTCGGAGAAGCTCTAAATCCTCTATAGGATTAACGGTTCTATGCTTACAACCTCTGCACTCATATCTTTGCTTGTATTTATCAAAGCCACTTTTAGTTAAACCTGTATTGTAGCATCTAGGGCAAGCTAGAACCTTATTTAGGTATTCATCAGATGACATAATTTACTTTACGGCGCAGATAAAAAGCAACTAAAGAGATTTTATTATTTCGGATAGTTCTTTAGCTCTGTTGGGAGTTTGTTTAGCCCATCTTGAATCTAACATTTCTTCAGAGGCTTTTTCCCATTCTGCTTCTTCTAGGTACGCTATGGTTTTCTTAAATTTGCAAAATCCTGCAAAGCCTAATTGATATGCCATATTAAGCATAACATTTCTAACTTCTACAGGACTTGTGTGAAACCAATCAAATTTCTTTTCAAATCTTTCTTCTAATACTTCTAATTTTTCAGTAAGGATCAGATCGCATACTTCTTCAGATAAATGAAGATCTTTAATGGCGAAGCCCACACCTATCGTGTCAACTCCAGCCGTACATTTATATACAGTAGGTTTATACCCTTCGTGAATCTTTAATTGTTCTATTATATCTTTCATAATGTGATACTGCTCTGTCCAGTATTCGTATTTATTTTGCACTTTTTTTTCTAAAAATTCTGTCAAAATTCTTTTTATACTCTGGGTCGGTTTGGTAGTTTATTCTTGGAAAACTTCCCTTTCCCTGTGTATTTGCCCCTAACTGTGAGCTAGTAAACTTTTCAACCCCACCCTTTCTAATTTTATCAGTTAAATCTTTCATTTCTTTTTAGACTTCTTTTTAGCTTTAGGCTTGGGTTTTGATTTAGGTTTAGGTTGTTCAATAATAGAGCCTTCTGGATTAGACCTGTCCGAAACCTGAACATACCCATCTGCTTTTAGCTTCTTTATCTCAACCGAAGAAACATCTTCAGATACCCTTTTAATTCTTTTTTCAAATTTATACCATAATTGTGCCATTGTATCTCCTGTTGTTATACAGGGGGTTTTTCGCCCCCTGTATAATTTTAAACCACTAACTATTATGAAGCGTTAGTCAGTTTGTAACCTTTTTTGTTGCTTGCACTATCAATCAGTTTAGCACCATATATCATATCTGCTACAACTTTAGTACCTAAAGCATCGATAGAGTATTCAGCTTGCACTCTTACGTCTTGCTGAACCGCACATACAGCAGCTGATTTGTGAAAAATCGCCCCTGATATTGCTGTTCCTGCTGTAGCAACTGTATTTGACATATATACGTTAATGCCAAACAATTTGCCTATAAAGCCTTTTGTAGCCCCATCAACAAGAACTGTACCGCTACCACTTGCATCTGCTCTCCAGAAGTTTTTAGAGATTCCTGCATTTGGATCCATAATGTCTGCTGCTAATGTTGGGTTTACAACAAAAGAACAGTCTCCATCCATATAAGGAACATCATTTTCGCCTAAATTAGCGAGTGCTGCTTGAAATTCGGCAGCCAAGATTACATCGTCAGTTCCAAGTGTTGCACCTTCGTTAACACCATCTAGTTCAGCCCAAATATCAGCATCAACAGCTCTTGCAAGAGCCTCGCCAAACATTTGAGTGTATTTTGAAACTAAATCAGCATTTGACTGTATCATCAACACATCTTCAAAAAGCATAGCATTGTATTTATGCTTATTAATTACAAGCTGTGTTTGTGTTGAGTGAGTTGCATCATAAGTCACTAAAGAGTCAACAGCTTTGTCAGATGAAGCAACTAGGTCAATTTGAGGAATATTTACTGTATCGCCAGGACCTTTAACCATAGAAGAATAATCCTCTATTAGATTTTTAAAGACTGTTCCTCTTTCAAAATATCTATAAATGCCATCTGACCATAATTCTGGAACAAATTCCAAGTGTGTTGTAGTTGTGCTAGCTGCACCTAAAATACTGTCGCCTGTATCTGCAAGACAGAAGACTTGTGTAATGCTATTATTTGTTCCTATTCTATTAAGAATAGAATTTCCAAATATCTCATTTTGTATGTTAAACATATCTATCTCCTTACCCTATTGGGTAGTTTAATTTTTTTTATGCGATGCCACAATGTCGTTCCAATTAGCTCGCCTTTGCCTTTCATCCATTTTAGTCCAATCTTCATTTACTTGTTTATGTTCACTTCGTGGATTACCAGCAACTTCTGGAGCATTGGCTTTAGCACCGTTAATTTTATTTGTTACAAATTCAAGAGTGTCTAAAGGTAGGTTTGCCAAAGACTCTCTTTCATCTTCAGGATGTTTTTCTAATAAAGAAGCACGTCTTGTTTCTTCGTATTTAGTCCATTTTTCCGCAACAGATGATAAAGATTCATTTTCAGAAGACACCTTTTCATATAAGGCTTTAAAATCTTCTTTCTCTTTCAGCTTTGTTTCTTCTGCTTTTGCTAACGTCTTTTCCATTTTCGCTATACGAGCTTCTGCATCCTGCGCCCTTGTTCTATACTTTTTACTTTCTGCTATTAATGCACCCACATCAGGCGAGGTTGTTGATGATTCTTGTGTAGGCTGCTCACTTACTGTTTCGCTTGCTACTGCTTTTGTTTCTTCGGACATACTGCCCTCCTATATATTGTGTTTTTAAAAATAAAAATACTATATCTTGTATTTATCTTACGCCATAAGTTATATTATGTCAGTTGTCAATTACAACAATTAATGAAAAATAATTTAAAAGAAGAGCTGGATTTTAAGAAGTCTTGGTTTGACTATATGGGGTACACACCTCACAAAGGTCAGGAAAAATTGCATTATCCAACTAAAGATACGGCTCGGTTTTTCGTTATGGTATGTGGTAGAAGATTTGGTAAGACAACTTGTTCTGCAATGGAAGCTACGTTTGTTGCCTCGCAGCCGAATAAAAGAATTTGGTGCGTAGGGCTGTCTTACGACAAAGCTGACTTAATGTTCCGAGAAATTTGGAAAAAGATGGTAGTTGGACATTCCAATGATATTGAAAGAGCTTCTGAAAAAGAAAGATTTATAAAATTTAAGTGGGGAACAGTCGTAGAGGGCAAATCTGCCGATAACCCTGATTCATTAGTAGGTGAAGGTTTAGATCTGCTTATTATTGATGAGGCTGCTAAAGTAAAGAGAAAGATATGGGATATGTATTTATCTCCTACTTTATCAGATAGAAAGGGTAAAGCAATATTTATTTCTACCCCTGAAGGCTTTAATTGGCTTTATGATATGTACTTGCTTGGACAGAAAGATGAATTATGGGAATCTCACCAAGCACCTTCTTGGGATAATCAGTTTGCTTTCCCGGAAGGACAAGAAGACTCTTTTATTGTTGAACGTAAGAGAAATATGTCAAAAGAATCTTATGACCAAGAATATGGAGCAAAATTTACAACATTTGCTGGTCAGGTTTACCCATTTGACCGCAATTTAGACGTAGGCTATTTTCCATACAGCCCAAACTATCCTACTTTTTGTAGTATTGACTTTGGATATAGGATGCCAGCAGTAGCGTGGTTTCAAACACAAATGATTAATGGAGAATGGCACATAAATATAATAGATGAAATTATACACGAGAAAAATATTAAAACAGATGAACTTGTTAACAGGATTAAATCAAAGCCATATTATGTTAGGGCTTACTACGGTGATCCTGCTGGAAAACAAGCTCAAGGACAATCGGGTATGGGGGATATTGAGATATTTAGACAAAACGGTATAATAATACAAACCATAAGAGATAAAGTTTCAAGAAATATATCCTCTGGGATTAGCCACGTTAGAGGTTTTATAGAAAATGCTATGGGCAAGCGTTATTTGCACGTTCATAAAGAATGTCAAGGTATAGCAGAAGATTTAGAGAATTATCGTTATCCAGAACACAAAGAAGGCTATGATTTAAAGCCAGACCCTGTAAAAGATGGTTTCCACGACCACGGATGCGATATGGTAAGATATTTTTTTATAAACAGATTTCCAATTAAACAACAACAACTTATAGTGAGGAAGAGATGACAGTAGAGCAAATAATACAAGAATCAGTAAAAGAATTTAAAAAAAATCAAGCACAGGCAAGGCGTAACCATATAAGAAAACTTATAGATTATTACTGTGGAACAAACACGACTAATTATATATCGCAATACTTTGATGCAGACGCATTTAGAGAAATCCCTTGCTATGAAGCTAACTTTACTAAACGATTTGTTAACAAAATGAGCCGAATATACACAGTAGGTGCTAATAGGAACGTAGGAAATGCTTATAGTAATTTAACTGTGATGAAAGACTCTAGAATGAAGCATATTGAAAGAATGACACGTTTAATTGGAAGCGTTGCTACTCAAGTTGTTTATATTGATGGAGATATGCCTCACTTTGACTACCGCCCTGTTTATTATTTTGATGTTCATCTCGGCGACAATCCTTTTAAGCCTGAAGCCATTACCTACCCTATCCTTATGAACTCTGACGATGTTTCTTATACAGATAAGTTAAAATATGCTTATTGGGATAAGGGTATTTATGCTTTATATGATGAGGATGGAAATATACTAGAAGAATATGAACACGGCTACGGAGTTCTTCCGTTTGTATTCACACACAGAGAGAATCAATTAGATTCTTTCTTTGTAGATGGCGCAGATGACATTGTTTCTTGTAATGAACACGTAAATATAACGATGACTGAGCTTCAGTTAGGGTTAAGATTTCAGATGTTTGGTCAGCCTTATGTAACTGGGCTGCAAGCCGATAAAAGACTAGAAAGGGCAGGATCAGATACAATACTTGACTTACCTGAAGGTTCTGTGTTTGATATAGTGGCTCCTGAAGCTGATTTACAGTCAGTAATAGAAACTGTTAAGTTCCAGGTTGATTTAGTTGCTCAAAATAACCATTTATATGTTCAATTTGCTCAAGATGGTGGTGAAGTTCCAAGTGGAATAGCATTAAAGATTAAAGACTTGGAAAGATTTGAAGACTATCAAGACGATATTGAATTATGGAAGATGTATGAACACGAATTATACCACGTTGAGAAAGAAATTGCAGATTATAATGGCATAAGACTACCAGAAAGTCTTAAATTAGACTTTAATGAGCCTGAATATCCTAAAACAATGCAAGATCAAATACTTTGGGACACTCACAGGCTTCAAAACAACTTAATAACGCAGGCTAAATTGATGGTTGAGTACAATGATGACCTTTCTTTAAAAGAAGCTGAAAAGCAAATAGCCGAAAATAAAGAAGTAAATCAATTAAGGGTAGAAAAACAAGAAAACGGGGTAGAAATAGTTGAAGATTAAAATAACTTCAAATTTTAGTTTTGAGAAATTGATCAATTTTCTTAAAAAGGGAAAAGGGCTTGGAACAACTATTGATAGATATATAACAAAGCCATTAGTGGAAGACTCTAAGTCAAAAATAAGAAACAATAAGGTAACCCCTAGAACATCTCCAAGCACACTTAAAAAAAGAATGGCAAGAGCAACCCCGAAAGCGATAAGCAGCTCAACTCTATACGATACTGGAAAATTGCACGACAGTATTCGCCTTAGCGATAAAAGAGGCACACAAACATCTATCTTGTTAAAAAATGCAAGAAGAATAGAAATGCTAGAGTATGGAAAGTACCATCAGCTAGGGATGCCTCCAAACAAGCAAAGAAAATTTCTTGAATTGTCTTCAAAAAGCGAGCGTAAAGCGTCTAGGGCAATTATATCAAGAATGGTTAGAAGCTGGAAGAAAAAGATCGCCAAATAATCACACACAGGAGGATATATGGAATCATTTGAAAAGAAAATGCTATTAGAATTATTAAAGACTATTAAAGAGTGTGATAATAGATTAAAAACACTAGAAGAAGTGCTTTATGTAGAAGATAGCGAGATTGAAGACGTTGTAACTCCTATAACCATAGAACTATATGATGCGATTAAAGAAGCGACTGGTAGTAAATTAATCTTTATGGCTATCGCCTAATTTCGTATCAATATCCTTAATTTGACCCTGTAAAGCCTGAATTGCTAGTTTCATAGCATATATCTCAGCCATACACCAAATTATGCCTTTATCTCGATCTTTATTCGTTTTCTTTTTGCCCATTCTCTCTCCTTATGATTTCTTCTCTCCAAGTCTTTTTCTGTGCAGGTGTGGGTCTTCTAGCAGGTAATGGGGCAACGCCCACCTTCTTTGCCCTTGAAAGCCACTCATTCCACTCTCTACGCTTCTTATTATAGGCTTGTTTCTGCTTTTCGCTTTTTATTGCCTTTTTTATCTTCTTTTTTTCTTTGCGAACTCTTTGACGTTGATCGCCAGTTTTACGTTCAGGTAAGTTTACGTCTGTATCAGGAACACTATCAATTATCTCTTCTACTTCAGCGTCTTCGTAGTCAATTTCCGCCTTTTCTGCTTTCAAGAACTTCTCAAAAGGACTATCAATAGTAACATTAACATTCTTAACTAACTTACCACTATGTTCTAACACAAGTCTACCTGCCTGCACATTACCCGCTTTAGCCTCCCTGACCATCGCTTGTAACACCGCAGGCAGCTCTCCCCCAAATTCTACCATATAACGATTATATATAGCATCGACAAAGTTAGGGTTCTTTCTCCAAACGTATATTAACTGCGCAGAAACGCCCAATTCCTTAGCAACTTCCGCAGCCGTAATATCGGGCTGAAGAGCATATAATTCTACCGCTTTTTGAACATCAGGTCTTTTTAATAAATCACTCATCCGTAATAGTTAAATGCGTTCCTTAAATACTGTTCTATCCACCAACAACGCCCATTATCCGAAGCTTCGAGAATCGCCTTTCTCACCGATCTTCCCCTTTTTGTTGACCTTGCTTTGTTCTCTTTAACTAAATCTAGTGTTTCCATCGCACTAATATACTACATCTAGTAGTTCTTATCCAAATTTTATCTGTAGTTCCTTTTTGTATTTTTTGAGTCACGGTAACCCTATCCTGGAAACTTTACTTATCCGCCTAGCCCCCTTATTGAGACTAATTCGCATTAACTATTGATAATAATTCTCATTAAAGGCTTATTGATATTGATTCTCATCAGCTATAGTAGATATTCTATAAATTATAAGCGGAGCCTTAGCCCTTTAAAGAGTATATTTTTAGATATTTTTAACATTGAATAAAAAGATATTTTATTAAGTGTTATGGTATATAGTAATAGTATATAATTACTCGGCTTTAAATCTGTATTGAATTAATTTAAAGAAAGTTCTTGCATATTAAATATAGTCTTTGTATGGATCTCAAGTAATACTTTAAGTGTATATATTTTTTTAATTCGGCGTAAATATTTTTAATAAAGTTCTTGCATTATCGATATGTATGTTTTCGGCTCAAAATTAGCCATTTAAGGCGTTATCTATGTTTCAGCTTGTGCTAGTATCTAAAAGCTGAGAAAGTGTCTGAGTCGCATTTTCAAGAAGAGAGCTAATAATTCATAGTGATAAATAATATTTAAATAGAATTAATACAAATAAAAAGCTTGCATATTAAATATACTCATATTAAATTAATATCAAGTTAAACAAATAGGAGTTACAATGAATAAAGGATTAAATGAATTAAAGGTAAAATTAAATAAAATGAATATAGCTTTAAAAAAAGCTGAAGAGTTAGACAGCTATATTACTAAATATGATTTAAGTGAGATAATGTTTACTATCGATATTACAGAAATAGAAAATCAAATAAGAGACTTAAAATATAAAATATCTGCGGAAAAAGGAGAGTAAATGAAAGCAATAAAAGAGATGCTAACAGCTATATTATTAATAATGTTTGTGCCTGTGTTAATAGGCTTAATAACAAGGGGTTTAATATAATGAGTAAAGAGATATTAAAAAAAGCAGAATATATAGAAGAGTGTCTGCAAGATGAGGACAGCTGGAGCGATGCAGACGGTTTTAAAAACTTTATATTTACGGAAATATATCAGCTATTAAAATTAATAAAAAATAAATAGGAGAGTTAAAAAATGTACAAAATAGAAGAAATAAAACAATACACAGAAGAAACAATAAAAGAAAGGCTTGCTTATGATAAAGAGTATTTAAAGCAAGATTTAAGCGAAATACACCACGATTTATTTAATACTGATTATTATATAATAGGTATTTACCAAGCTAAAAAATGGCTTGGAGAAATGGCTTTTAATGTTATCGGAGAAATAAAAGAATATGAAGAAAGCGAATTTGGAGAGCCTTACACGGATTTATCAGATGTTGAAAAGGTCGTAAATATGTATGTTTATATTTTAGGCGAATATATTATTTATAATACTGACTTAATAAAAGAACTAAAACAATAATAAAAATAGATTATAATTTTAGATTATAATTTTAGATTATAATTTTGGATCCAAAAAAAACGGGAGAAAAAAAATGACGGATAAAAAAATATTAAAACAAATAAAAGAGATAGACAAAGAAAAATTTACAGAGTGCTGTAATGTCCCGAAGCTCTACTATATCGGGATAGGTGCAAACGGCGAGCATTATTTTGATGAGTGGGACTTTTGCCCTTGTTGCTTAGAGTGTTAACCAAAAAAAACAGGAGAAAAAAAATGTATAAATTAGCAGATAAAATTTTAGATTTTGCAGAACGTAACGGAAGCAGATTTATAATAATAGGGCTTTTATGGCTTTGCTTGTTGCTTTGTATAGAAATCTTTAAAACATTAATTTAAAAGGGGGTTAAAATGATAAGACCAGAAACAATCGAGAACGAAGTAAAAATAAATATTGATAGCCTAGAATATTACGCAGGCGATGGGGTAGAGTGGGAGGTCTGGAGAGATAAAAAAACTAATAAAAAATATGCTGTACCGATTGAAATTCAGAGATATTTCGAAGATGCGGAGGAGCTAAAAAATCAAGATTATTAATAATAAACAGGAGAGTTAAAAAATGAGTAAAATTATAAAAAAGGTTAAACTTTTTCAAAACGATATGGAGGAAAAGTTAGAGCTAGAAATCGAAAGAGACATAAACGGAAAAACCTGCAAGTTTTATTTCACCGATTACGACCAATTAGGAAATAAAAGAAAAAGGCTCACTAAAACTATAAGCCTCGATTACCTTTGCGGGGCGACGTTTTAACAATAAAAGGAATAAAAAGAGCCGTTTAAAA